AGCACCGGTCGGGCCGACTACAGTGGAGTCTGCACCAGTAGGGCCAGTAGGGCCAGTAGGGCCGGAGCCGCTTGGGCCAGTCGGACCGACTACAGTGGAGTCTGCACCAGTAGGGCCAGTCGGTCCAACGTCACCGGTCGGGCCGACTACAGTGGAGTCCGCGCCTGTAGCGCCTGTGGGGCCCACTGCACCGGTGGGTCCTGTCGGCCCGACTACAGTAGAGTCAGCACCCTGTGGGCCAGTTGGCCCTGTGGTACCCTCTGTACCGTCAACACCAGCGGGGCCGGTAGGGCCGGTAGGGCCTGCGACACCGGTTGGGCCGGTCGGACCACCGGGGGGGCCATCAGCGCCTGTAGGGCCTGTTGGGCCCGCGATACCATCCACACCGTCAATACCTTGCGTGCCTTGTGGCCCTTCGGGTCCGGTTGGGCCGACGCTCACGCTACCTGCATTGATCCACGCCATTAGACACCATCCCAGATATAAAGATTTCCGTCAGCCTCGACGAGGTACGAGTCGTTGATCTCGTTCCCCGTCGCCGGGAGATCGGCAAAGGTTGCTACAGAACCCTTAAATACGATCGACGTGCCCTGCGGGCCGGTCGGGCCAACGATGCCGCCATATGGCAGGCTGAGATACGCTGTCGTGCCGTCGCCGACTTTGAACTGACCAGTGTCTGTCTCCAGCACAAACTCACGGTCCGCGAGGACCGGGTTGAACGAGGTCCAGCGGGCGAGCGTGTCGCCCCTGAAGGACAGCTGGAATACAGATGCACTGATCGTGTTCATGTCTGGGCGCTCCCGAGGTCAATCTTAGCCCCGCCGGTGTAATCCGTCTCAGCGTTGCCCGCGTCGATCAGCGTCGACAGCACAGGAGCAACACCGACCCAGCGGTCGCCAACAGAATAGTGCATGAGGTTGTCCTCACCCGCAACCACTGCGCCCTTGTACGCCAAAGGGTCCAGCTCGATAGGCGTGGTGTAGACCAAGGACCGGCCGACGGCGCGCTCGCGCCCGGATGCAAACTTTACGCTGCTCATGTAATCACCGTGTATTCTTCGCGTTGGTTGAGGACATAGGACAGATTGGCGATTGCGCCTTGAAAGTTCTCGGTCTTGAGGTCCAAGCGCTCCCCACTGCGCAGGTTCTGCTTGCCAAGCTCAATGACGGCAAAATCGTTCGGCGGGATGTCCATCCGGTTCAGGATCAAAAACTCAACGCCGTCTGCGTCCACGATCCGCGCCGACAGCTGCAGTGTCTCTGTTGCGTTGTTGGTAACCATCAGCGAGGTCAGCAGCGCTACGGCCTCGATAGTACGCTCAGGGTTGGGGCCAACCGCAGGGATTAGGTAGTCCGGCGTCTCCAAGACCGTCGTGTAGAACGACGGGATAACGACGCGGGCTACGTTAAATAGGTTGAGCGGTGGGCGGGGGGTTGTAATCGTAGGCATGTCAGGCTCCTAATGCTTGGATAAGCGGCAGAGTAATGTTCTGCACGCCACGTGAAAACGCCTGCCCATCGACAGTGCCGCGTTCGAAGTCTACCCGCAAGTCATCCCCGAGGTAGGTGTCCCCGAGCTCAGTCGAGAACGTGGCGTATATCCGGCCGCCTTCCAGTTTAAGGTTCGCAAAGGCTGGGTCGACAGCCTCACCCGTGCCACGCTGGGAGAACGGCAGCGAGTTGTAGTTCACCCCCGAGCCGACGTAGCTGAACTGTTGCCCAGTTGCTTCGACCACAGACGGGAACCCCAGTGTAGGTGGCGTCTCGACATTGGTCTTGATGAGCGTAATCAGCGAGTCCAGCATGTCCTCAGCCGGAGAGGTCAGAGCACAGCGTGCGAGGATTCGTGCTTGGATGATCTCCCAGCTGCGCAGGAATATTGGGAGGAGCCCAGCGTCGAAGTGGTACTCAGCGTTCCAGTTGAACAGGCCCTTCACAAAGAACTGCGCCCCGCGGTCTTGCCCAGACCGGAAGTCGTCCGACAGCTGCTTGAGGAGCGTGGCTGCATCCCGGCGCGTCAGCGCCTCGTTCTCAACGCTGAAGTTCTGTACTGCCACAAACTCGGCAGCGAGCTGTGCGTACATCTCCTCGATGATCGTAGCCTGTTGCTCAAGGATTGCGTCTGCTGTTGCAACGTAGACGCCGCGCGGCTGCCCGACAGGGTCAGGGATGCGGATCGTGTTGCGGAACCCAGTCGCCACAAGCGCGTAGTCCCCGAAGGTGTTGTTGGAGTTGGCGACCGTAACCTGCCCGCCATCGAGACACCACAGGCCGTAGCGGCTCCAGTTCGTGAACACCGACACAAGCTGCACAAACGCGTTGCGTTTAATCAGGTAGGCGTAGCCGTTCGGGTTGATCCCTGTAAAGCTGTCGACCACCACGGACCGTAGCGGCGAGGAAGGCGCAAGCACAGAGCCGTCGGCCAGCAGGTTACCGCCGCCGCGCGGCATGAGCGGGTTACCCGCTGCACGGTCGATAGGCAGCGTCAGCTGGTCCTGCGTGAAGTTGTGCAGCATAGAGCAGTCAGAGATGTACGGTGAACGGATGATGACCGCACCGGGCTTAAACACAAACGCAAAGCCTTTCGTGGGTGGGTAGTCGTACTCGGGCTGCGTGGCCACGCTGTTTACTTTCCGGTACAGCGTTGCCCCAACGGTAAAGTACTCCAGCTCAGCAACTGCTGCGAGGCCGGAGTCTTCGTTCACGTAGTCTGGCGCTGAGTCATGCTGCAATCCGGTAAACGTAAACCCGCGGACTTTGGAGCCGCTGTCCAGCCTGAACATATTGTTCTGTGCCAAACCATTGGGCAGCGACAGCTTCGTTGCACGTAGGTCGTACCCGTACAGCAGGCAGTTCACAGGGACTTCTGTGTCCGGCTGAACCGTATACTCACCGGGGTAAACAATCACACCACACGGGACTTCGAGCGCCGCGGCTTTTGCAAGCGCCGCGCCAATAGTCGCCAATGAGGCGCCGAGGCTAGTCCCCGTGTTTGCATCGCTGCCGCCCATCGTCACGTAGAAAGTGCGCTCTACAGTGTACGAATCAGCAACGCCAGCCCCAGCAGGGATCATACCTGCAGGCCACTGGAAATCGGAAGGGATTACGATTTCATCCGCTGAGACAACCAGCGGCGTAGGTAGCGCCGTCGGCGCCAAGCTCAGCGTATCTAGGTCTGTCTCGTGGCCGGCCCCGTAGGACCTATACCACGCGATGCCGTAGCGCGCGGACTGCGGAATGTAAACGTCGTAAACTTCGCCACCCGGAAACCCGAGCGAATACGAGAACTCTCGCCGTAGCGAGCTTACCAGCAACGTGTTGTCTGAATGGACAACCGTCTCGCCGATCTTGTTGTTGAAGCCGTTGTACCAGTCGATACCCGCGGTAAGGCCGTCGTTAGCAGGATCGCCGCTGTCCGTGAACCGTTGATACCCGAGGCGTAGTGTGTACGTCTGGCCGAGCTCAAGCGGGACAGAGTACTGCATGTACGCAGTCCCCATACCAGCGAACCGGTAGACTTTTCCGTTCAGGCCGGTGGCGAGCGCGCCGCCCGTCAGGGTAAAATAATCAGGGGCATCACCGGGGCGATGCTCACGGAACAACGCGGTTGTGCTAGTCAGGTTTCCCACGGTCACGCGCAGCTCGACAAGGCTGCCCGGGCCAAACGCTTGCGGGATCGTCTCCTCGGCGCCGCGCACAACAGTCAGCACATCGCCGGCCCGCGCTGTAACGTCCACGATCTCAAAGGTATTATCTGTTGACACGATGGTGGTAAAGAAACTTTCGCCCGCGCTCAGCACAGGGAACGCAGCACCAGTACCCGCAGCCAGTGTGACCTGCATGTCCGTGTCGGTGATAGCGACAGCGAGAAACCCGCGCGCGTTGTTCTTCAGTTTAACCGCCATTAACAGACTCCGTCATCATACGAAGGGCCGCATCTGAACTGCCATAGTCCCACGCATGTTGCCCAAATTAGCACGTGCCCTGCGCTCTGTCACGTGTGAAAGGTACTGCTTGGCGTGGTAGGAGGCCAGCTCTCGGTCACCCCACGCTTCGTTTGGTAATACCAGAAGTTCCTGCAAAGCACCATGGAACAATACGTCTTCGATCTCATCAAATAGATATTGTGGCATACCGTCGGCAGTTCGCTTTGGCTTCAGAGCGTACACCAGCCGCAGCCGGTACGTATCGTCGTCGTCCGGAAGGGGTAGCAGGATGTACTGGTCTGGAGTTAGCTGCGTCATTGCACGTGGCTCTGACGCCCCATCCAGTGCCGCCTCAGGCATCTGGAACACCGCCCCAGCGTTGAGGCCCTGCTCGTTGTAACCCGCCTCGTTGAGCGCTCCTGAGCCAGCCCATAGCTCCTCGTACGGCACACCTGCGTACAGGTCGGCCCACTGCGGGTATTTGTGCAGGGCTTGCTCCAGTGTCAGCCGCTCCAGCGGGCTGTCATTGATGGTTGCTTCGAACACAACATGGACGTCGGTGTTCTGTGGCTTGCGGTAAAAGTACTCGTGCACACCCGGGCTCACGATTGCCGTAGGCTCAGCGTGCCGCCAGAACAGCGTGCGCTCGCAAGACCGGATCGCAGTGTTGCGGATCGCCTGCTCCATGAGCGGCTGCGGGCACCCCGGTACACTGGAGTTAATCCGCGGGATGAGTGAGCTGAACGCGCGATCTGCCATTACACCACCTGTTTCGGGTCTAGGCTGCCCGCGTCTGTGTCAGTCAGCTGCTGGGTTTTCATGTCAGCGATGAGGTCTTGGACGAACGCATCGTTGAAAAGTTTCGCCCGCCCAGAGTTCACGTGCTCGTCGTCAATCGACTGGGTCAGGTACACGATGCCGTTTATAAGCGTCGGCATGTACGCATCGCCGGGCACAGTGATCGTGTCCCCCAACGCATACGGCGCAGGTGTCTCAGAATACTCGGCAACCAGAACGGTGCCGCTCTGGGGCGCCGGGTACAGGAAGAACATACCGGGGTTCCGGACATGCCGAACGTAGTTCACAGGTACCCCCGCGGACGACGAGCGCCACATCGGGGCTGTCTGGTCGAGTGCGTCCTTGTTCACCTCGGTGATTACCCCGCCGCCCTGCACGTTGTAGATTTCTACAAGGCGAATAGCAGTGGTAGGTATGCGCTGTATCACAGTGCCAGCGACAGTCGGGATTTCCCCGATCACAGTGAACAAGTCTGGCCGAATCGTGGCCATCCGTCGTACGGTCTGATTGAGGAAACGCAGCAGCACCGCATCGGAGTACCGATACGGCGCGCGAGTATCCTGCACCAGCGTGCGGACTTCGGTTATGACCTCAGCAACTGTCATTCAGGCAGGTCCCTTGACGCGTCGGCTTCTATCTCGGACGAAGTATACTTCGGTTCTTCCGGGATGTCATCTGTCGAAATATCAAGACCCGTTGCGCGCTTAGCGCGTGTCTTCTTGACGAGCTCCTTAGGTACCGAACGCTCGGGGAACGCTTCTTCCTCGGTGACTTCAAAGAGCTTGGGGTTCCGTGACAGGTCTGGGGTCCACCCGAAGATGTACCCATCGTCTGCGTGCTTGAGCCAACGCTGTGTCATTTTTTGGTCCTTTTCCCTGAGGGTTTTACTGGCCAGCTCTTTCGCTCTGGTCCGGTCTTCTTGGTAGACATACTACGTTTCTCCGCAGCAGTCATCTTGCTTGCTGCTTTCTGCGGTCTGCAGGCTGGGTACGAGCGACTGGACTTCTCAGACCCGGAACGGCCGCAGGGCTTGCCGGTCTTCACGTCGACCCACTTCTCCCCGAACCATTTGCCGAGGCCGCCCTTGCTCATTTCTTCACCCGGTTGTCTGGGCCTTTCCAACCGCCGCCGCGTTTCTTGTACTCCTTGGAGGCCCACGCATTAGCGTACGCGCTCGGGTACACATCGAACTTCTTCTTGGCCTGCGCCTTGACGCTCGACCAAAGCGATGGGTTGGTCGGCTTGGGGGAACCTTTGTCTGCCATCAGCACTTCCACGCTCTGAGGGATTTATTGATCCGGCTGTTCGGGTCGTTGGCGGTCTTGGCAGAGGTGAGCTTTTTCTTCATGCCCTCCATCCGCGCGCAGAACGACTTCTTACGCGAGCCGCCCTCAGGCTGCGGGGCCTTGAGTCCCGGCTTACCCGGGTTGGCCTTGTTGTAGGACGCGCGCCCCTTGGCGTTCAGGCCCCCCTTCGGGTCCTTGCCTTCCTTGCGGGTCCAAGCAGGGCTCTTAGCCATTACGCAATCCTATTCACTACGAGGATAACCGCAGGTATCACTGGGCGGTTGTAGGGCACAGTCTGTGCATCTACATGGTGCAAAGTCACCCCGGCGTTTTCCACAGCAACGACGACTTCAAGGTACTGCCCCGCTGTGACTTGTAGGAGTCCGGTAACAGCCTGACAAGTAACGCCGCCGTCAGAAGACTTGGGTATCACCAGCTCAGACGCTGAGTTCGGGATGTCCGTACCGTTCAGTCGGAACCACACCTCCGCGTCGTGGTCATTGTTATCGGTGTTCTGAAACTGAAGGCGGGATGCAATCTCGTACACCCCTGCAGCCGCAAACGTGATCCGCGTACTGCTCGTGACCGACACCCCAGCTGCAAGCCCGGTTGTGTCGAACTCTACAACTGTAGCTGTATCTGCAGTAAATGTCTGGTCGCTGAGGTCGTAGAAGATTCCGTGCGCCCGCCCGGTCACGTCGCCAAAGGCCACGCTGATTGGGTCTCCGGGCTGCAGCGCGCTATCAGCCAGCGCACCCTGCGCGGCTGTGGCGGAGTCTCCGGGCTGCAGCGCGCTATCAGCCAGCGCACCCTGCGCGGCTGTGGCGAAGCTGCCTGTGGCGGCAAGCGCGGCAGTCCCGAGACCAAGCTCAGCCCGCGCCTGCGCGGGGTCAGTAAAATCTATCTTGGGGATAACCACCGAGCCAGTCCCATTGGGGCTCAAGGTGATGTCACCGTTCTCGTCAATGCTGCTGATCGTGTTGCCCGCGATGCGTACGTTGCCAGCCGAGGCGGACACTGTACCGACCTTCAGGGCTGTGGCAACGCCCGTGCCGCTG